CCTACCGATTCCCCCCCCGTCCGGCCCTATAAAACGGGCCGCGACCGGATCGGCCCGGCCGTCGCCGGATCGACCTAGACTCGGCCGATGATCACCGACGCGACCGACGCCCCGGCGCTGTTCGAGGTCAGACGGCGCGAGCCGATCGTCGAGCCCGCCCTACTGGCGCAGTTCGAGGCGTGGCAGGCCCAAGGGCGGGCCGTCGGCCCGCTCAACCGGGCCGTGTTGCTCGCCGAGGCGAGGGCGATCGACTCGGCCGAACGGTCGACCGCGGTCACGGGCGGGGTCCGCGTGCTCGTCGAGGCCCTGCAGGTGCTGCGCCTCGTCGACGACACCCCGCCCCCGGTCGTCGACGAGTTGACGACGTTTCTGATCGCCGCCCGCGACGGCGCCTCGGCGCAGCATGGCCCCGGGTGAGCCTCGGCTGATCTCGCCGCGGCGCCCGGGCTCGACGACCGACGGCCCCGCGATCGGCCGACTGTCCTCGGGTCTGCTCGTCCCGTTCATCCCGTGGCAGCACGAGGCCGCCGACCTGATCGGCGAGACCGACCCGGCGACCGGGCTGCGCACCCGGCGCCGCGTCGTCCTGACCGTGCAGCGTCAGGCCGGTAAGACCGAACTCGTCAAGGCCGTGATGCTCGACCGGGCGTTGCTGCGGCGCCCCTCTCAACGAATCTGGTACACGGCGCAGTCGGGTCTCTACGCCCGCGATAAGTGGGCCGCCCTGGCGACGGCGATCACGGCGCCGGGATCCCCGCTCGCCGGGTACGTCGCGATCCGGTGGTCTAAGGGCGACGAGTGCGCGACGTTCCCGAACGGCTCGACGATCCGCCCGTTTCCGCCGACCCGCGACGCCCTGCACTCCCAGCAAGGCGACCTGATCGTCGTCGACGAGTGTTGGGTACACGACCCGATCCGCGGCGCCGAACTCATGCAAGCGATCAGCCCGATCATGGCGACCCGGCCCGGGGCGCAACTGATCCTCTGCTCGACGATGGGCACGGCGGCCTCGACGTGGTGGCACGGGTGGATCGACCTCGGCCGCAAGGCCGACCCCGCCGTGACGATGATCGAGTACGGGATCGGCGACGACGCCGACCCGGACGACCTCGACGCCGTCCTCGGGGCGCACCCGGGCGTCGCGGGCGGGCTGATCGGCGCCGACTACGTGATCGGCGAGCGGGCCGTGCTCAGCCGCAACGAGTTCGCCCGGGCATACGGCAACGCCCGGACCGCCTCCGATGAGCGCTATATCGACCGGATCGTGTGGAACGCCGCGGCGACCGACGACGCGCCGGCGGCCGGGATCCCGTTCGCCCTGGCGGGCGCCGTCGCCGCGGATCGGTCCCGCTCGGCGATCGTCGCGTGCGCCGAGGGCGTCGCCGAGGTGATCGAGTCGGCCCCGGGCGTCGACTGGTGCGGTCCCCGCCTCGTCGAGCTCGTCCGCAAGTGGCGGCCCCCGGCCGTCGACGTGCACCGGGCCGGGCCGTCGGGCACGCTGCGCGACGACCTGATCAGGGCCGGGATCACCCCCGCCGACACGCCGACCGTCGACTACGCGACCGCGTGCGTCGGTCTGCTCGACCGGCTGCGGTCGGGCTCGCTGCGCTACCGGGTGCACGCCGCCCTCGACGCCGCCGCCGACGCCGCCGTCCCCGTCCCGACGGGTGATGGGTCGTGGCGATGGGGACGCCGAGCCTCGGGCGGCCCGATCCCCGAGATCGAGGCGTTGACCCTCGCGTCGTGGCTCGATGAGCACCGGCCCCGGCCCCGGCCCCGGCCCCGGGTGATCTCTACCGCCTCGTCGGCCGATTGACGCCGCCGACGACCCTCGGCGGCGCTGTGGGCCGCTCAGGGATCGGCAGACCGACGAGGCGATAGAGATCGACCGTCCTGACCATCTGCACGCTCAGGCGCACCGTGGGAAGGTCGCCCGAGGCCGTGCAGCGGTAGGCGTGCCGCGTCGAGATCCCGAGCAACCGGGCAGCCGTCGAGACCGTCACGAGCGGGACGACCCACGGGTTGGGCAGCGCCACAAACCGTGATCATGGTCGGCCCGGCTGACACGGCCCCTCCCGTGACAGGATCGGCTGTCAGGGCCGTCGGCCCGGCCCGGCCGGGACCGTCGAAACGCTGACAGGGCCGCCCTGTCAGTCGGCGTGACAGGATCGACTGTCGCGCGTCTCTCTATCGTTCGACACTTTCCCGAGGTCAGGAGGGCTCTCAATGTCTCGTCAGCCGTACCGCGAGAATGCCGACTACGGCGCTATGGTCACTCGCATGATCCGTTCCTACGGTCGGCGAGTGGCCGACGATATCGAGGGATTCGCCGACCTCGTCGCGCAGCGGGCGCAACTCGACGCCGCGATCGACGAGGCCGCCCGACGGCTGCACGAGGGCACCCCCGAACGGCCCGGGCACTCGTGGACCGAGATCGGCCGCGTCCTCGGGATCACCCGGCAGTCGGCCCGCGAACGGTTCGGCTCGTGAGCGATATCGACCTCGTCGACCTCGTCGCCGCCCTCGGCCGTCTCGGCGACGGGCAGTGGACCGCCGACGGGCTGCGCCAGTTGGCCGACCGGCTCTCCCGCCTCGCCGACGAACTCGACGACACGGCCTATCGGCTCGACCGCGACGCCCCCGCCGGGCGGAAAACTTGCCCGGGACCCGACGGCGACGAGTGCAACGCCCTGCCCGGCGAGTGGGCGTGCGACCGGTGCCCGGTATTCGGCCCGATATTCGACGAGGGCTGACCGTGTGAGACCGCGACGGATCGCGACGGATCGCGACGGATCGCGACACCCGGCCTAGACAGACCCGCCCGCCCTGGCCGACCGTGGGCGCTCATGGGCCGCACCCTCGACCGTCTGCGGGCCGCCGTGTCGATACCGGCGCCCCCGCCGTTCGCCCCGGTCGCCGCCCCGTGGCAGGTCGAGTCCCCGTGGGCCGCCGACGACGTACTGACCCGGTTCACGTTCGCCGATCTGTTCGGCCCGGTCGACCCGAATCTCTGGCCGATCGGCCGGGCTCAGGCGATGAGCGTTCCCGCGGTCGCCGCCGCCTACTCGCGGATCGTCGGCACCCTCTCGCGGCTGCCGCTCGTCGGGACCGATCAGACGACCGGCGCCCTGTGGGTCGGCGACACCGGGTTGCTGACGCAACCCGATCCCGGGATGCCTCACACGACGACCATGCGAGACACCCTCGCCGACGTGTTGTTTACCGGCCGAGGCTATTGGGGCGTGACCGCCGTCTACCGCGAGACCGGCCGACCCCGTGACGTCGTCGCCGTCCCGGTCGCCGAGATCGACGTCGACGACCTCGGCCGCGAGACCGTGACCGCGTCCTATCGCGACTGGCTCGACCGGGCACGCGGGCTCGCCGTGATGCTCGGCGGGACCTACCTACTCCGGTTCGACGGGCCGATACCGGGCGGTCTGCTCGGGATCGGGCAGGTCACCCTGCGGGCCGCGGCCCGGTTCGAGCGGGCCGTGCTCAAGGCCGCCGATAACCCGGTTCCGTCGGTCGAGTTGCACCAGACGACCGACGACCCGCTCGACGACGTCGAGGTCAACGAACTGATCGCGGCGTGGGAACAGGCCCGCCGCGGGCACGGCGTCGGCTACACAAACGCGGCGATCGAACTCAAGACGCACGGGCAGCAACCCGAGCAACTGCTAGTCGAGGGCCGTAATCAACAGGCCGTCGACATTGCCCGCCTCGCCGGGATCCCCGCCGCGTCGATCGACGCCGCCCTACCCGGGGCGAGCCTGACCTATGCCAACCTCGTCGACCGGCTGCGCGACCTGATCAATCTCGGGCTGCAGAACTACGCGGCCCCGTTCTGTGCCCGGCTCTCGATGGACGACGTCACGCCCCACGGCACGGGCGTCTCGTTCGACTATGACGAGTTGTTCCCGCCCGCGACCTCGGCGCCCGTCGAGGTCCCCTCAACGCAAGGGGTAACGCCGTGACACGCTCGACCCTGACCCTGACCGCCGCGGCGCCGACTGTCGACGCCGTCACCATCTCGGGCACCGTGACCGCCGCCGATCAGACGGCCCGCACGCTGACCGGCCGCGTCGTCCTGTTCGGGCAGACGGGCGAGACCTCGGTCGGCCCGGCCCGTTTCGCGCCCGGCGCCCTGGCCGCCGCGGATCCGCGTCGGGTGAAACTGCTCGTCGAGCACGACGTCGGCCGGGTCGTCGGCTACGCGACCGCCGTCGTCGAGGACGCGCAGGGCGTCACGGCAACGTTTCACCTGCCCGCGGGCGTCGCGGGCGACGAGGTCCTCGCCTCGGCCGCGGCCGGTCTGCGCGACGGGCTCTCGGTGGGAGTGGGGATCCTCAACGCGACCCGCGGGACCGATGGGGCGATCGAGGTCAGCCGCGCCGAGTGGCGCGAGACCTCGGTTGTCGCGTTGCCCGCGTTCACGGGCTCGGTCGTGTCCAACGTCGCGGCGTCGGCACCCGTCGCCGCCGCGCCGGCGGCCGGGCGCGTGACGCCGATCCTCACCCCCGCCGCGCCCGCCGCGCTGACCGCGCCGCGCCGGGTCGACCTCTCGGCCGCGTTCGACGCAATGGCCGCGGCGTTCCGCGACGGCGGCGTCGAGGGTCTGCTAGCCGCCGCTCAGGGCCGCATGATGACCGGCGCCCTGTCCGACGTCGTGTTGCCCTCCCCCGGTGGGGGCGCCGGGCAGGATCAACGGGACGCGATGATCCCGCCGCAGTGGATCGGCGAACTCTGGCAGGCCCGAAACGCCGGGCAACGCCCGATCATTGACTCGATCCAGCGCAAGCCGCTGACCTCATACCGGGTCACCGGGACGCAACGCACGTACCCGTCGTGGGGCGTCGCCGTGTACGCGGGCAACAAGACCGCCGTGCCCTCGCCCGGGACCTACTCGCTGATCGTTGTCAGCAAGGACGCGACCCGGCAAGCGGGTGCCCACGATTTCGACCGGGTGTTTCTGGACTTCCCCGCCGACTACGGCTCGGGCTCGTTCCTCGATTCCTATTTCTCCGATCAGACCGACAACTACCTCGAACTGACCGAGTCCGACGTCGCGACCGAACTAGAGACCGCCGCATGGGATACCGGGTACGCCGCCGACGTGCTCGCCGGGCTGACCTCGCTCGCCGCCTACCTCGGCGGGCGTGGCGCCTCGGTCGATTTCGTCAAGGTCGCCCCCGACCTCTACGCCGCCGCCCTCGGGATCAAAAAGGCCGACGCGCCCTGGCTGATCGACGGCTCGGCGAACATCAGCGACTCGACGGCGAACGTCGGCGGGCTCTCGATCAAGGCCGACGCCTCGCTGACCCCCGCGACGATGATCGCGGGCGATCGCCGCTGCGCGACGTTCTATGAATGGAAAAACCCGCCGCTGCGCGTGCAGGCCGTCAACATTCCTAACGGCGGCGTCGATCTCGCCGTGTTCGGCTACACGGCGTTGATCATCAACGACGCCGCCTCGGTCGCGACCGTCACGATCGGCGTCGACCCGGGCGTGACCCGGGCGCCGCGTAAGGCCGCCGCGTCCTCGTGACCGAGCCCGCCGACCCCGCGTGGCTGCGCCCCGACGACGTCCGGGCGTGGCTGCGGCTGCCCGCCGACCTCGACGCCGACCTCGTCGGGGCGTGCTCGGCCGCGGTCGAGCCGCAGGTGCAGCGCTACCGGCCCGATCAGTGGGTCGTCACGATCACGGCCGACGTCGAGACCCGCGAGTATGTCCCCGACGCCGAGGTCTATCAGGCCGCCGTGATGCTCGCCGCCCGGCTCTACCGGCGCCGCAACTCGGCCGCGGGGATCGAGACGTTCGCCGACTCGATCCTCTACGTCGCGAAATACGATCCGGAGATTGAGCGGGCGTTGCGGTCCGGATCGTGGCGCCGGGCCGTGATCGGATGATCGACCTCAACGCGGCGACCCGCGATCTCGTCGACACGCTGACCGCGGCCGGGATCTCGGCGACGACCGACCCGCGGGACCTCAATCCCCCGGCCGTCCTCGTCCCGCCCCCGTCGATCGACTGGCGTTTCGGCCGCGGCGCCGATGCGACGTTCGAGATCGTGTGCGCCGTCGTCGATACCGGCGCAGCGGGCGCCCTGCCCGCGGTCTCGGCCCTCGTCGACGACGTCCAGACGGCCCTACGCGGCGCCGTGACGGGCGGGCGGCCCGCCGCGCTCGACACGGGCTCGGGCGGGCCGCCGCTGCCCGCCTACACCCTGACCCTGACCCGCAAACTGCCCGAGAGGATGCCCGCACCATGACCGCACCCGACGAGGACGACGACCGCACGAGGGTCGTCGAGATCACCGAGACCGAGTCGACGACGACGGCGATCCCGCTCGACGTCGACGAGGACACGACCGACGACGGCAAGGCCGCCGACGGCAAGCCCGAGACCCGAGAGGACGACGCACCATGACCGTGCCCGTAGCGCCGACGACGACCGCCCGGCTCGGCCCCGGGACCCTGACGATCGGCGAGACCGGGACCCCCGTCGACGCCTCGTGTTTGATCAATGGTGCCCGGATCGCCATGACGAAAAACGCCGCCGATTCGACGACGAAATTGTGCGGGACGATCCGCCCCGGCAAGATCGACTACACCTATGAACTGACCGGCAACGTCGACACCGACATAGCGACCGACGCCGGTCTGTTCGCCCTCTCGCAGTCCGCGGCCGGGCAAGAGTTGCCCTTTACGTTCACGCCGAATACCGAGGCCGGGACCTCGGCGACCGGGACCCTGATCCTCGACCCGCTCGATTTCGGCGCCGACGAGTACGGCGCCGACCTCACGAGCGATTTCGCGTTCACCATCGTTGGGACGCCGACCTACACCTATCCGGCCGCGGGTGGCGCCCTGGCCGACGCGATCGCGTCGTGACCGCTCACGTCTCGGGCGTCACGGTCGAGGTCGAGGGCGCGAAAGAGTTGCGGCGCACCATGAAACGGGCCGGGCTCGACCTCGGCGATTTCGCCGACGCGCACGCCGCCGCCGCCTCGATCGTCGCGGCCGAGGCGCCCGCGTGGATCCGCTCGCGCTCGGGCCGCCTCGCCGGGTCGATCCGCCCCGGGCATGCCAAGACGTCGGCGACGATCCGCGCCGGCGGCGCCCGGATCCGTTACGCCGGGCCGCACGAGTGGGGATGGCCCGCCCGGCACATGGCCGCGCACCCGTTCCTCACGACGTCGGCGTCGACGACCGAGCCCGCGTGGACCGAGGTCTATATGGCCCGGCTCGACGCCGTGATCGCCAAGATCAGGGGCAAGTGATGGGCACCGTCAAACTCTCGACGCCGCGGCTGCGCGTCGTGCTGCACGAGGACGACAACGACGCGATCGACGTCCAGACGATCAACGCCGATCTCGTCCTCGCCGAGTTGACCGGCCGTAAACACAAGTGGGGCGCCCTGGCCGAGTCCCCGCTGACCTACTCGACGTTTCTGGCGTGGGCCGCGCTGCGCCGACGTCGGCTGATCGACCCGGCCGTGACGTTCGAGGCGTTCTCGACGACGTGCGCGTCGATCGAGACCGTCGACGACGACGACGAGGAGGCCGACACCCGCCCTACCGGGCCGGATCCCGGATCCGGCTGATATGCGAGATCGCCGTCGCGACCGGGACGGTACCCGATCAGTGGTTTGACACTGACGACGCCGTGCTAGCGACCGTGATCGACGTGATCCGCGACGCAAACGACGAGAGGATGAGCCGCCGTGTCCGGTAAGTCCGCGATTCTCGCCGTCAAGATCATCACTGACGCCTCGAAAGGGTCCAAGGGTCTCGACGAGGCCGCGGGCAAGGTCGGCAAATTTCAATCGGCGATGGGCAAGGCCGCCGCGCCCGCCGCCGCCGTCCTCGGCGGGCTCGTCGCGCTCGGCAAGGGCGCCCTCGACGCCGCGTCCGAGACCGAACAAGCGATGGGCGCCGTTCAATCCGTGTTCGGCAAGTCCGCCGACAAGATCACGGCGTGGGCCGACAACTCGGCGAAAGCCGTTGGGCTGTCTAAGACTCAGTACGGCAACCTCGCCGCCCTGATCGGGGCGCAGTTGAAAAACCTCGGCGTGCCGCTCGACGCCGCCGCCGAGTCGACCAACGGGCTGATCACCCTCGGCGCCGACCTGGCCGCGACGTTCGGCGGGACGACCGCCGACGCGGTCTCGGCCCTCTCGTCGGCGCTCAAGGGCGAGGCCGATCCCGCCGAGCGGTACGGGCTCGCCCTCAATCAGACGGCGGTCAACGCCTATCTCGCCGCCAAGGGTCAGGACAAACTCACCGGCGCCGCGGCCTCGCAAGCCAAGGCCGCCGCGATCGTCGCAATGGCGACCGAGCAAGCCGCGGGCGCCGTCGGGCAGTTCGCCCGCGAGTCGGACACGGCCGCGGGATCCGCCGAGATCGCTAAGGCGCAGTTCGCCAACGTCACGAGCGAACTCGGCGCCGCTCTGCTGCCCGCCGCCGTCGCCGTGGCGCAAGCGCTCTCGGTCGTCGCCGGGTGGATGCAAAAAAACTCGGCCGTGACCAAGATCCTGATCGGCGTCGTCGCGACCCTCGCCGGGTTGATCCTGCTGTACAACGCCTATCTCAAGGTGACGGCGATCGTGTCTAAGGCCGCATGGCTCGCGAGCCTCGGCCCGATCGGGCTCGTGATCGCCGCCGTGATCGCGATCGTCGCCGTGATCGTCGTCCTGTGGAACAAGTGCAAATGGTTCCGCGACGCCGTGACCGCGGCGTGGTCGGCGATCCGTCAGGCCGCCGAGGTCGCGTGGCGGGCGGTCTCGTCGGCGATCCTGGCCGTCGTCTCGGCCGTCGTCTCGGCGTGGCAAAAAACGGTCGGCGTGATAACCGCTGTCTGGCAAGGGATCTCGTCGGCGGCGTCGGCGATCTGGGCGGCGATCTCGACCGTGATCCGCGCCGTCACTGACGCCGTCGTCAAGGCGTGGCAGGCGTGCGCGACCGCGGTCAAGGCGATCTGGTCCGGGATCGAGGCCGCCGCCCGGGTCTCGTGGGGCGCCGTGACGGGCGTCGTCCAAGGGATCGTTAACGCGATCGTCGCGATCTGGCAGGGCATCGTTTCGACGGTCTCCGGTATCTGGCACTCGATCACGTCGGCCGTGACCTCGGCCCTCGAACCCATCCGCTCAGTGATCCAAGGGATCCGCGACGCTTGGGACTCGACCGTCGGCAAGATCAGCGACGGGATCAGCAAGGTATCAGGGTGGCTCGGCGGGATCGCCGACAAACTCGGCGGCCTCGGCGCCAAGATCGGCAAGGTCGCCTCTGGCGCCCTCTCGGTCGTCACCCCCGGCTCGGTCGTCGTGTCCTCGCCGACCCTGCTCGGCCGCGGCGCAGCCGTGCCGCTCGGCGGGCCGACCCGCTCGGCGCCGACCGGCTCGGGCGGGCAGGTCGTCACCCTGTCGATCAACGGCGCGT